CACCAATCACACCCTCGGAAGTATCAACACCAACAACATATATTTTATTAGGTTCTGGACGTTTATATATTCTCAACCCATCAATCTCTTCAACAATATGTTTCTTTCCTTCTTTATCAGTAACCGCATCACCAACTTTTAATATAGATTCTCTCATCTTCTTTACCACTTCTTGGTCGAATACTGGCCTACCAGAAGCGAGAAATTCTAATTCATATTCCTGGGCAAACTTCTGAGGATTATTCATTCTTCTTCTTATAATCTCAATATCACTTTCAGAATATTCCCACCACCAACCATAAGCTTTTTTTACATAATCATTCTCACTCATCCACATTCTATGAAATATATTACCCATTCCCAAAGGAGTAGATTCTATAACAATTCTTCCGTTAATTGGAACCGCATTTTCAAGAGCAACCATTTTCTCTTCGGCTTTATCCCAGGCTGGAAGTTCTGTAGCCAAAACATTAAATAATGTGAAACCACGGCCAACGTTCTCTGTAGATGGTAAGACTAATATCTTTGAATCAGTAGCCGGAAAACTAATCTCATATTTAGAATTATAATGAATTTCCGGTCTTAATTCTTTTGGAGTTGTTTTCCAAAGTGTCTTAACTTTATCAAGAAGTTCTGAGGTCATTCCACTATTATATCCAATCAAAGCGGTGGTAACTCCAGGAGTCATAATTGTATGATGATAGAAAAATCCAGTCACTGCAGCACTGAACCCAATTTGCCGGGCTTTACAGATCATCACTCTATTATTTTTTCTCAAACAATTAAATAAATCCTTTTGTGCTTCTTTTAAAGTGAAAGGTACAAGACCGCCAGTTTTACTTTTAATTTTTGTAAAATTCTCAAGATAAAATTTAGGATCTTTTAATTTCTCTATTAATTCTTCATTTATTTTCATATAAAGATTTTCCAATATCTATTTCTTCTTGGCGTCTAGTTTTTATTGATTTAGGTATTTTAGGAACAACAACATCATAATCTCCAGAACCAATCATAACTTTCTCTTTATCATTAGCTTTCATGACTAAATCTTCCCAAGTTGTACCTGAAGAACCACCAACATCCTCATACTGATCTAAACCTAAAGATTTCAGAAATGTTTTAAAAGCTTCTAATTTAACACCTTCATTTTTACCGCTAGAAGCCAAATTTTTTATTCCACTAATAATGAAATCAAAATCCACTCCATTAATAGACAAAGCTTCATGATATGCCTTTCTCATTGATAATTTATCCAATGTCCTATAGACCTCAGCCATGGTTTTTAATCCAGCCATTTTTCTCCATGTATTTGGATTAGTAGAAACACTCATGGCTTTCAGAAGCAACATCTGCTGAAAAGTATTTTGACTATAATATTGATTATAGCCTCCTTTAATGAACGTTACCGGTTTTAATTTTTTTGAAAGTGTATTCATAATATTTATTTGATCTTACATAGAAAAGACTCATCTTACTGTTTATTAACTGATATTCTTCTCCGTGCTCATCATTATAGCAACCAATATAATTAATTATATAATCACAAAATTGCAAATATCTCATCTTTCTTTCTTCTCCTACCTTTAAAAGTTCTAATCGTTCTGGCATTTGATATACCAAGAATAAACATTCAAGCGTCATATACTTATACGGATAATCATACTTAGATTCAAAAGGATTATTAACATCAAAATCAGGAAAAAAACTATCAAAGTAGCTTGCAATTTTTGTAAACAGAGATCGATTTGTCAAAAATCTATTATCATAACCAACGAATCCTCTCATAAAAGTTCCAAAGGCTCCGTCTATAGTATGATTATTAACTCCAAAAATCTTAGTTCTCTTTGTACCATTATAAACAAATCTTCTCATCAACCAATATATCTTTACCCAATAATCAAATAAAAATTTTTGATAATCTCCAAGTACAGATATAAACATTCCAGAATATTCAGCCAAACCAATTCCATTATCTGTCTCCACTTTTTCTAAATTACATTTCTTTAATAAACGTTGACTTGTATAGACATCTTCATATTTCTTTTTATAATTTTTCATATAATACTAACCCATCAATTCCGGTGGAAGATTTGCTGGTTGAGATTCTGGGGGCGGAACTGATTCTGTAGGAGTTACAACGGGTGTTGCTTCAGCCATTCCTTTCATCAACCCCCCAAAACGTTCTTGAGGCATTGGCGTTGCACCAGCCGTTGGCATCCCTGGAGTAATAGCAGTCGGCATTTGTCCCGGAGTCTTAAATAATTCATTAAAAATAAAATCAAATAAATCTGCCAAATCAGGAGATTTCTCTTCCAATTTTAATATAAATTCTCTTACAGAATTAATGTCATTAGGATCAACTCCAAATCCTTTCAGCATATCAAAGAAATATGCTATCACTTTTGATTTTATTTCTTCTAATTGATTATCATCTATAATTTCAGTTGTATCTAAATTCTTTCTTTTATTCTCAACAACTTCCAACCCTCTATCAATATTATTTTTTAATTCTTCTGGTGAAAAATTACTGGCCTGATCGGGAGGAACAATTCCTGGAATAACACCAGCTAAATCTCCAGAATTATCATTTTGCATTACCATAAAAAAATAGTTATTTATTAATCTGTTAAAGATTTTACTTTTTTAGGAGTTACAGGTTTAGTGCTTTTAGTTGAGCCAGCAGAAGAAGTCGGATTGTAATATTGAGTATTCATATTATATATAGGCAATCCCATCATACCCATCAAGGACTCGAATGTTTTTCTTAAAGCATCTTCCTTGGTTTGTATTCCAAGAGAACTCTTTCCCTGAACTGCATTAGCCAGTTGCCTCCATCTATATAAAGGAATTGCTTCCGTAACTTGAGGAGCAACCTTTCCTTGTATCATACCCAATGGAGCTAATAATTCAGGAGTAACGGTTTCTGCAAGAGATCTGCCGGCATAAAAAGTTTTTTCTAAAGCACCAGCGTCACTTGGATATAAAGGTTGGCCAAAAGCACCGACTGGATTTGATTCTCTCAATATAACAGGAGTAAAAACATAATCCATAAGCATCTGTCCTACTGGATGTTTTAAAATTCCAGTCTTGTCTACAATCTTAGTAACCGTATTAGGCAAAAATTTTTCATAAGATCTTTCACTAGGATTAAAAATATTCAGAGTAAAATACGGTAACATATTAGATAAATTTACAAACTGAGGAGTCTCATCAAAAAATGGTAATCGGAACATTCCAGTCTTATTTAAATATCCATAATATCCATTAGGATCAGCCAATTGTTCTTTTTCAATGAAACTTTTATCTCCCTGCATTTCCTGTAAAAAGAAATTCATTTTATTAAAAAATGCCGGATTATTATACATGGTCTTCGCAGTCTTATTCAACATCGCATAATAGAAACTAAAAAACGGAGCACCCATTATAGGGAAAGTTCTTGCCCACTGCACAAAGGCCGGCAACTTCGAATAATCCATGTATGTTTCATTAGCAATCATCGTCGCTACTTCTGGAGAAAGTTTATATAATTTTCTTGCTCCAGTAACTATCTCTACATCATCTGCAGACAATGGTCTTTTTAACATTCTGGAAATCATCTCCAATTCACGATAATCAACACCTTCTTGTGTTAAATATCTAAGAGTTGTCATTTTAAAAACTTGATCAATACGACTATAAAAATCAGTTAAATTAATCATTGTCTTTCTGGAGATGTCAGCCAATCTGCTTCCTTCTTTTGCTTTTACATCTAACCAATTAAAAACTTTTTTCATTTCGGGAGATAACATTTCAGCGGCAAAATAAGTCATTGGTGCGGAATCTCCGGCAGTATCAAAAATTTTCATAGCCGCACTTAATTTTCCTAAATCATCAACTTTGACACGACCTATTTTCATTTTTTTTGCAACATTAGCCAATTCTTCCGCAGTCGGTTGTTCTCCTTTAAAATGAGTCTTTTTAATAATAGATTCAATTCTACCAATTTCTTTTTTAATCATATCAACCTGACCGGGCGTAACCGCATAAGTGCTGGTAAATTCATCAGGATTTTTAACTATATAATTTATTATTTTAGGATCTCCAAAAAGTTCATGAAGACTCTCCATGTCTAATCTATTTGAATAAAACTTAAGAGATTTATTAAAACTATTAAGCCACTCAGGACGCCAAAAATGTATGCCGCTTCCTGCCGTAAAAGCAAGATCAGAACCGGCGGCAGTCGGATAAGAAGCCGGCCTTAAGGGAACTTTCATCATCTTAAAAAAACTGATTAAAAGTTCATCAGCTTTTGCAAGTGATTGTATAATTTTCACGGCCTTACCTTCATCACTAACTTTAAAAACTTTTTTGGTGGCATCCTCTATGAACTGGAAAAACGGACTGCCGGTTTTTTTCTCCGCAACTTTAGCCGCAAAATTCAAAACTTCTTTTGTCTTGGCATTATTGGCAGCCTCTCTTATCATCGATTCTTCAAATACAACAGGATTTCTGAATTTATATCTCCCGGTATTAACATTTTTTAGCATATCATCAGTTTCCTTAACTTCATCAAACAAATCATTCATAACCTGCCTGGAAACGGTATCAAGATCATCTTGACTTGCCAATATATTTCCTTTCAAATCAGCAAACGGCTCAAATCTCTTAGCGGCAATCTGTTCAAACTCTTTACCGGTCAACACCCGTCCGGTTGCTTTGCTTGCTTCCAGATCAGCCAAAATCTGGCGTTTAGGCATGGACTGAGGATCATATTTCAAGAAATCATACATCTTTTTAATCTCCGGGTTATCCTCAAATTTCTTGGCTTTTTCTATGACAGAAC